CTTTACAGGGTCTTTGAACTTCCCATCACTTAGACTTACAAGTCTAAACACAAACCAAGGTGGAAACTATGCTGCTTCTTCTGTGTTTGGTGTTCGACACTATCAAGGATCTACAACTTATCGCGATGCTAGTTATGGAGACATCTTGCGTGTTCTTCCAAACAATGTAACCGCAGCCGGTAACTCGTTTGAACTATCGTTTACTTTCTCACTGGAAGAAATTGTTGCATCAAACGGACTATACTACTTCAACGAAGGAGTTATGGGTTATGGTGAAGGAACAGGAAATACACTTCAATCACTATTTGATTTAGGTGTTAAGCAATACCGTGCTCCAATGGTTGGAGGATCCGATGGTGTTGATATCAAAAAGGTATCACCATTCTCTGATTATCACATCGGTGACAGCGATACCAGTGTCACTAACTATGTTAAGCACACAATTGAAAAAGCACTTGATACAGTAGCAGATTCAGAAGTTGTTGAGTACGAAATGATTGCTATGCCCGGAATGACCGATACTACGATCACAAACCGCATGATTCAAATCTGTGAAGATCGTGGAGATGCAATGGCAGTTGTTGACTTAAATGGAATCTATCGACATGAGTTTGAGGCTGCTTCACAAGAAAATGGTGCCGCTTCAACTGCTATTTCAACAGCAAACACTAGATTGATCAATTCATCTTATGTTGCAACTTACTACCCATCAGTTCGTATCACAGACACAGCCAACGGTGGTAATAATGTTCTTATTGTTCCTCCATCAGTTGCTGCTATTGGAGCAATCGCAAAGTCCCAAGGAACATCAGAGCCTTGGTTTGCACCTGCTGGATTTAACAGAGGTGGGATCAATGAGTTAGGTGGATCAAACGGTCCTCGCGTTAACGGAACTCTTGAGCACCTTACTAAGGCAGATAGAGATAACCTTTACGAAGTAAATATTAATCCAATTGCTAGATTCCCTGCTTCTGGTAACATTGTAATCTTCGGTCAAAAGACCATGCAGCAGAATGCTTCTGCTTTGGATCGAATCAATGTTCGTCGTCTACTTCTTCATCTTAAGAGAAGAATCGGAAATGTCGCAGAGACTATTCTGTTTGATCAGAATGTTCAAGCAACTTGGAATCGTTTTAAGTTCCAAGCAGATCAGATTCTTTCAGATGTTCAGTCTAGACTTGGAATCACAGAGTANAAGTTGGTATTGGATGAAACCACCACTACCGCAGACCTTGTAGATAGAAANATTCTTTATGCAAAAGTTCTTATTAAGCCAGCCAGCGCAATCGAGTTTATTGTTGTAGACTTTGTTGTAACACGTAGCGGAATTGAACTGTAACACTAGTTATTAATGATTATAGGAGAAAATTAATATGTCAGGATTTTGGAGTACAGCAAACAGCNNTAGCGAGCCAAAAAGAAATTATAGATTTCTTGTTCAGTTGGANGGTTTAAATACAAGCCCTCTCTGGTATGCTAAGTCAGTTGGCCTTCCCAACTATACAGTCACTAATGTATCTCATACATTTTTAGACAACGAGTATCACTTTCCCGGAAAGGTCCAGTGGCAAGAGATTTCTTTGACCTTGGTTGATCCTATTTCTGAGAATGCGGTAAAGCAGACAAACCAAATGATTATCAATTCTGGTTATACTGTTCCTGCGGCACCAGTTGGAGTCGGAAATAGCTCAGCTTCAACGCTTTCTAAGAGCAAGATGAACAATGATGGCNTTAAAGGTGTTACTATTACAGTTATCGACTCAGAAGGGTCACAGGTTGAAAAATGGACTCTTAAAAATCCTATTCTTACTTCTGCTAAGTTTGGAGACCTAGACTACACTAACGAAGATCTTAAAACAGTTGAGATTGGACTTAAGTATGATTGGGCTGAATGTGATAGCAAGGACACTGATGAGCAGTTCCAGGCTGGTACTCCTTCCTAGAGGTAAATTATGGCTTTTTGGAGCAATCCGACAACAGAACCTAAGCGCCAATATAGATTTTTAATTACGAACGGTAGTCAGGATTCTGTTTGGTATTGGGTTAAGAATGCACAAACACCTTCATTTGATATAAATGATGGTGTTTATTTGCTTGGAAATCATAAATTTAAATATCCGGGCACCGTAAATTGGAATGATGTGCAGATCTCAATCGTTGATGATTCCAATAGAATAAAAGATTTGTATGACACTTTAGTATCCGGAGGTTATTATCCGGATGCTAGTCAAACAGATGGTGTAAATAAGATAGACTTATCAAAAAACTTTACGAATGGTGCAGATTTTCAAATAGTATTATTGAAGGCAGATGGAACACCCTCTGATACTTGGACACTTGAGAATCCTTGGATAAAATCCGCAAATTTCGGACAATTAGACTATTCTAGCGATGAGCTGTTGACAATAGATTTAACAATCAGCTATGATAGAGCAGAAATTACTTAGAAGCGAGGTGAAAATTGAGTAATAGAAATAATTTAGAGAGAACAGGAGCACACTCTCAAGCCACAGATGCTCCACCATCATCTCCTCTTGATTTTGTAACTCCAACAGAGTTTGTTGAGCTTCCATCAAGAGGAAACGGATACCCAGAAGGACATGCTTTGCGCGGGAAGGAAGTTATCGAAATAAGATTCATGACGGCAAAAGACGAAGACATTCTAACTTCTCAAACTCTGTTGAAGAAAGGCTTGGCATTAGAAAGATTCATTCAGAATATTCTGGTTGACAAGGGTATTAACTCCAAAAGTATTTTAGTTGGAGATAGAAATGCTATTATCGTAGCTGCAAGAGCATCGGGATATGGCCATATCTATGAGACACAAGTATCTTGCCCATCGTGTGGTGCCAAGCAAGAAGAAGAATTTGACATTTCAAATCCAGAAGTTACCGAATCAAAGTGGGATGAGACTGTAAACATTACTAAAACAGATTCTGGTACCTTCATTGCCAGAACACCAATGACTAATTTTGACATTGAGCTTAAACTCCTCACTGGTGAAGACGAGATTAAACTTGCGGCATTAACAACAAACAAAAGAAAAAAGAAACTTAATGAGTCTATTATGACGGATCAGTTTAAGCAAATGATTGTATCCATTTCGGGATATGATGATCGACAAGTCATTAATAAGTATGTTGATGTAATGCCGGCTCAGGATTCAAGATTTCTAAGAAATGCTTATAAATTGATTTCTCCCAACGTTAAGATTATAAAGAACTTCTCTTGCGACTCTTGTGGTCATGTGCAAGAATTGGAGGTTCCGTTTGGAGCGGACTTTTTTTGGCCTGACTCCTAAGTACATGGAATCTGTGTATGAGCAATTCTTTTTGCTTAAGCATCATGGTGGCTGGTCCTTTATTGAGGCGTATAACCTACCTGTTGGATTGAGGAACTGGTTTCTTGTAAGATTACAAAAAGAATTCGAAGAAGAGAAAAAACAAATTGAAAAAGCCAAGAGAAAGCGATAGTTCTTGGCTTTTGCTTTTATTTACTATTTATTGCGAGGGCTTATTATGAGTGAAAAAAAATTACTAAATGAATCGTGGTTAAAAATGTTTGGGACTTGGAACAAAGAGATTCTCAAGTACATTTATGGCAAGGATGTTAAGATGCAGGCACAACTCGGTGCGCATGAACTTGCTGGTCAAATGATCAAAGAAGAAGGCGAAGATGTGGACAACACTTTAAGCTTTTCAATTACAGGCGAAGAAAGGGATGTCAAATCTTATGCAAATGCGATTATGGCACAGAAAGGCTTTATTGATGCATATGTTGCTCATGGCCCTGATCACATGTTGACAATTAAACAAAAAGAGATTTTAAACCAAGCAATTCGCAATTTTGAACAAACAACTGGAATAACTTGGCCTTTTAGCACTGAGGCATAAATGAATGGCTAAATACCCAATAAATTCCAAAGANGAATTGATNGCNGCAATCGCGGAGCTTTCTGATGCTGATGTCAAAGGCAGTGGCCTTCAGAAGATCAAAGAAACCATGGNGANCATCGCCGATCTAACAAACGAGCAACTTGATGCAAAGACAAGGTCTCAAAATTTAGATCTAGACATGGCGAGATTGCAAAGCGACCGTCTGGAAATAGCAGATCAGCTTAACAAATATCAACAAGAAACAAACCAGCTCGCTGCCGCTGCACTCAGTGATCACTCTGAAGAGGGCAATCGGTTGCGCGAAATCGTCGCTCAAAGAGAAGCAGTAGTACAATCATATAAAGATCAAGGTTATGAAATTTCACAAGTAACCGAGGCTCAGAAGAAGTTTGCCAAGCAGTCTGATGCTGTCTTTGACAAATATGCCACAATGTCTGGATTCTTTACAAAAGCCTCAGAAGGTGTGGCGGGCTCTATGTTCGGCTTTATTGGAGCACTCAAGGAATCAGAAAACCCTCTTGGAGTCATGACCGCTTCTTTCGGTAAATTCGTCAATGTAACCAACTTTGCTAATAGTATTGTAACAAAGATGGTAGAATCAACAATAATGATGGTAAGAGAATTTGACTCTGCCTCAGCTGCATTTGCCAAAGCAACAGGCTTGGGTGATAAGTATGCTGGTACTTTGTTGAGTATAAGACAAGAAGCTAATGTTCTCGGTGCTAATTTTAAAAATGTTGGAGAATCTCTCAAATCGCTAGCGGAGCAGTTTGTTGGGTTTACAGATCTAGGTGATGAAACCAAAGGAACGCTTGTCACAACAGGTGCTCTATTAACAAGAATAGGCGTTTCAGCTGGTGAATCTGCTACTTTGCTTAATACATTCACATTAAACATGGGAATGAGTGCGCTTGAGGCTTCCAATTTCACAAAAGAGATGATCCAGATGGGTGCGAATGCAGACATTGCATCAACCAAGCTTATTTCTGATTTTCATGCAGCACAGAAGGTAATTGCTGTGTATGGTAAAAGCTCAATAGGAGTGTTCAAGGGACTCTCGGCAGCTGCCAAAGCCGCCGGAGTAGAAATGGGAACTCTCTTGGGCATGGCTCAGAAATTCAACAGGTTCGATTCAGCAGCAGAGTCTGTGGGAAAATTAAATGCTATTTTGGGTAGTCAACTTTCTTCGACAGAAATGCTGTTGATGACAGAAGATAAGAGAATAGAGACACTAATACAGCAAGTTCAAATACAAGGTACGAACTTTGCAGACATGGATAAGTTTAAGCAAGAAGCGATAGCTGCAGCTGCTGGTATTAGTGACATGAACGAGGCTCAGAGAATCTTTGGAATGAACATGGGCCAGTATGAAGAATACCAACAGAGAATGAATAGAACAGCGAATATACAAGAAAACTTTAACAAAGCAGTAGAGGCAACAATACCACTACAAGAGAAGTTCTCAATTTTAATGGCGGAATTTGCTGTTTTTGTGGAGCCCCTACTTGAAGGTTTGGGTATGTTTATAGATCTTTTAATTGACGCAATACACTTCTTTAGCGAAAGCGATAAGATTTTTATAGGTGTCACTCTCACAATCGGCCTATTGATCGCAGCATTGTTCTCTGCTGGGCCTGCTCTTGGTGCCGCAGCGACTGCTTTCGTTGGTGCTGGTGGTGCTATAGCAACAGCTGTGGCTACTATTGGCGGAGGAATAGGTGTATTAGCCGGAGGTCTTGGCGGATTAGCAACAGCAGCAACGGCATCTTCAGTTGGTATGGGATTATTGGCAGGCGCTGCGACTGTTTTAGGTGCCGTATCGTTCGCAGGAATTGTAAGCGGGCTTGCTCAAGTTGCAGCATTAATAAATGATAATATACAACTGCAAAATACTTTAGAAAACTTAGCATTAGTTTCAACTGGAACATCTGCAAGAGCTATGTCGCAAGGTGCAGCGGCAACTGTTGATGGCATACGAGATACAATCTCCGCCGCTTATCAGCAGAAAATTGAAATCACTTTAACAGTCAATGATGCTCCTCTCAAGGATTTCATAAAAGCAGAACTTAAAAATATAGATAAAGCAACAGCAGAGACAATTGTAGCAGTAGCGGAGGGTAGCTAATGTCATTTCCATCTTTTAATTATAAAACAAAAGGCCAACCAGATGAAGGCAGTCAAAATGACTATGCCAACAAGACTCAGAGCGAACTTCAATTTAAAAGCATGATTACAGGTCACACAGTAACCTTTAAGGCTTTTTTAAATGAGTTTAGTCAAAACTTTGCGTCTACTTGGAATTCAGAAGAAGTTTTCGGAAGAATGGATCCAATCGCAACATTCCAAGGAACAAAGAGAACGATCTCTGTTGGATGGACAGTTCCTGCTGGGAATTTGGCAACTGCTAAGAGAAATGTTCAGATGATAAATGCACTAGGTGCGATGTTATATCCGGCATACAGCAAAGACCAAGTCCAAGTTGATGGTGAAACTATAACATCCGCTTCTTCTATCGCACGACCTCCACTAATTAAAGTTAAGTTTTCAAACCTAATCAGATCCGCAGATGACGAAGACGGTTTATTAGGTTATGTTGATGGCTTTAGCTTCACACCTGATTTGGAAATGGGAATGTTAATAGAAGACGGAAACCATTATCCAAAAGTATATACAATCTCTTGTCAGTTGAATGTTCTTCATCAGCATGATGTTGGATTTGATAATGAAAACAATTGGCTTGGTGGTGATAATTATAAGAAATGGATTTTTGGAGAAGAAGATGAGTAGATTTAGAAAGAGAAGAATTGCTGTTAATAAGACATATAAGGATGAACAAATCTTTGAGTCTCGTGGTGTTGAGAAAGTAAAACAGTATACTACCCCATCTTATAAAAGCCCAACAGATGAAGATCTATTGAGAATTCCTTATGTTTCTCACTATTGGTCTGTTGGAGATCGCTACTTCAAACTAGCTCAGCAACACTACAATGATCACAAACTTTGGTATCTCATTGCTTTGTTCAATAGAAAACCAACCGAATCACACATAGAGGTTGGAGAGGAAATTAAAATCCCAACCGATATTGTCTTAGCAATGGAGATACTTGAGTAATGGGTATACTTTCACAAATAAGAGATAAAAAGATTGCCTTCAGAAGACTTAGTGGTGAAACAGTAATACAGCTACTTGGTACTGGTACTATATTTGATGACAAGATTTCAATCAAAGTCAATAATAGTGAGGTGAGGAGACTTATAAGATTTCAAATAGAACTATCATATCTAGAGCTGTCTCTTAGTGAAAAGTTTATTGCCCTATCTACTGTCGGGTTGTTAGAAAAAGAGGATCTCAAGGAGCTTATAAACATTGGATATCCACCTGATGCACCAGCATTGAGGTCTAGGTTGGATTTGGTTTTCAGCAGCCTAATAAAAAAACGCACTCTTAATGACACCGAACGTGCATTTTTTATCAAATTTCAAAATGATGCAACAGAACAAGTGTCAAAAGAGCTTAGGATAAAGCTTGTCAAGCAGTTTCAAGAATCAGATTATATAGCCGACACATATCCGGAACTCGTTGGATTTACTTTAAAAGATTTTGCTGTTGAAGTCGAACAAAGCATAAAAGATTTTATAAATACCGATGGTTTTGGTAGAGCGGAAAAATTACCATTTATTCGTCTTTCCGGAGGAGAATATTTTATTAGATATAGAGATCAAGAGCAGACTTTCCCATCAGAGAATTTTAATCTTACCACTGAACAAGTGCAAAATAGATTAACAAATAGTACTTATAGCTTGTTTTTAAATGATAGAGATGACGCAAGAAACGCTTTATCTCAGCCTCTTAAATATGTGGATTTTGAACTTGAAGGGTTGAATCAACTTGAAAATCTAACAAGAGATGAAGGTACATGGTGGAAACTGTATTCCGATGCTGATAGTCCGTTTACAATTGATGATGTTATATTGGACCACTATTTAAGATTTATTGACAATGTACAACTAGAAAGAGAACAAGATGCTGCTCTGAAGAGGGAGCTTGAAGAATTCAGAGATGAACAAGCTAAGCCGGCTGCTGATATTGTTCTTCCATTCCTGCTTCGCCATTATGAATCATTAGTAAGAATAGAGATAGCAAAAGAATTATCACACCTCTCACGCGACGATGTTCAAGACAGTGGCAATGACATTATGGAGCGAGCCGAGGAAAACGCGATTGATGCAATTCGCGGACTTGCAACCTCATCCAGATATGAAGAAGAGCTTAGTGAAGAAACTATCAAGCAAAGACAGAAGAACTACAAACAATGTGTCCTTCTTTTAAATCTTGAAGATCTTAAAACAGATTTTGATAACAAGCTGGAGTATGATTCAAGCCGTAAAGAATCAGAAGAAGGAGATTTCTTGGACCCTCTTCACAGAAAGGGCTATTACAATAATAGATTCTACATGGTTCAGGCAGGAGATCAAACAAACCCAGATCAAAATCGAATTATAAATAAGCTTAAACTGCCAAAAGCAGAACAAGTAAAAAGCTTTCTAAACATGACACCCGACATTCATGCTGCTCTTATGCCGCAGATAAGATTATTTAAGGTTTATTTTAACAAAGAAAACAAGAAATACATCACACACGAGTTTCCATTTCCATCTTCAAATTCAAAAGATAGGATAAATAAACTTTTTGAGAACTCTACCTCTATTGATAGAGGAGAGGGTCTTGGAATTAAAGAGTTTTCATTTTCTTTTGATGGAGAGACTCCCGCTACTGCTACAAAATATGTAAGGGCAAAACTTACATTGTTTTTTCAATCATTTCAAGACTTTGTAAAAGAAAGGACGGTAGTGGATGGAGACAAGACATTTACATTTCGCTATTTAGATCTCTTTGTAAACACAAAATTCTGCCCTAGATCTGGTGAGAACTCATTCTCGCCTCTTTATTATGACCCAACATTTTATAGACTCAGAGCAGATGTTGGGTGGGCTGGGAGAAACGATGAAGAGTTTCGCAACATTTTAAGTAAAAGAGGTTTGAAATCCGAAGATTTTAACAACGCTTTGGCACTCACAAACAAAACATTTTATCTTAACTTGGTTGATCATAATGTTGACATAGCAAATGATGGAACAGTTACGGTTACTGCTGATTATGTTGCTTACATCGAGGGTGTTTTGGATTCAAACCGCATGAATGCTCTTGTCGATCGCGAAGTAAAAAAGGTACAAGAAAAGTATGTAAAAGAATTTGAAGAATCACTTATCAATCCTAATAAGGCATGTGACGAAGAAGGAAGAAGAAGATTAAAAAATGCAATCAATGCCCTTGACGGAGGAGCAGTTGAAAACACAAGGCAGAGGTTGGTGAGAGACTTGATTTTGCACAATAAGCTTTATACAGTAAACATTGACAAGCCATCTCTAAATCAGTTCAGAAGAAGAGAGTTCTTTACAAAAACCCCAAGGATTCAGAGAAAAGAGAAAATCAAAAGCGCACCAGCAGAGGGCATACCAGATAATAAGGGCATAGATGAAACATGGTCGTTTATTGATTCTAAATTTGTCCAAGATGCTGATTATCAAAACAATTCAAAAATCTATTTCTTTTATTTTGCTGATTTAGTTTATTTCTTGACAGAGTGCATGTATGATGAGCAAGGAAATCAACTACCAGAAGTTGAAAATGTAAAACTCATCTTATCTTCTTTTGTTATAACGGACCCTTTTAAAGGAGATCAGCTCATAAACATTGGCCAAATACCTGTTGACCTTGAAACATTTACAGAGTGGTATGATGAACATATAACAAAAAAGGAAATAGATAATCTTTCTGTGATAGAGTTTATAAAACGTTTTATGTTTTATCTTGTTTCAAATGTATTCAACGAGTCCTGCATCAATCAGGATTTGATAAAACGACTAATGTTTCAAACAACAAATATCTTGGCAGTTAAAGGCGACTATGATGCAATGGATCCAATGTGGGAGCTTGAAGGACCAATAATTGATGTTGATACCTCTTATAGCAATGGTTTACTTCCGCTTAAAACAGCAGTGGAGGGAAGCGGAACTACTGATGTGCGAAACTTAGTTTCTTATTTAGTTGTTTTTCCTTATTACAGACAAGCAAATCATTCCGGTAGGGGAGTGAGATCAATCGATGAATCAAATGGTGTTTATCATTTTGACATCGGAGCAAAACAAGGTCTTGTAAAAACTGTTTCATTTTCACGAACAGAGATTGACGGCTTGAGAGAATCAAGAATGTTTACACAAGGTGCCAACAGTCTTTTGCAGTTATCTTCTGTTTATCGTTGTTCTATGAAGATGATAGGAAACACCTTGTTATATCCGGGCATGGAATTTTGGCTCAATCCATTTGGAATTGGAGGCTTGGAATTTGGCTTCCCACAGACAGGAGTTGGTACGGAAAATGCCCCAAACCTATCAAACATCATGGGGATTGGTGGTTATCAGCAAGTTTTAAAAGTAACATCCACAATATCATCTGGTAAGTTTGAGACAGATGTCGAGGCTCATTATGTTTATTCTGGTGAAGAGGGTGGAGTTACAAATAAGAAAGAAAAGGTAATATCCGTTTGTGAGAACATAACAGACATAGATGCTGGTGATGAGCAGACAAACTCTTGTAGTGGTTTGATCGTCAAAGTCCAGAATGATATTGCTGCTTTGGCAGCAACAGGTGAAGGTGTTCCGGACATTACAGATCCTGAAGCAGAACAAGAAACGAGTGAANGACAATGAGCAAGTATAAAGGAAAAAACGAAACAAAGATTACATCAACCCTAGCTGTTGACAGAGCAAACTATAAAGTAAATTCTTTTAAAGATGAGCTGGGTGAGGTTCCGAAGAATGTTAAGGACTTTAACTTTTTAGAAAGAGCATTGTATGGCCGAATCAATCAAGACGATGATACGATTTATGTTAGGGAAACAAAACTTAAACTTGTTCCGCAAGATGGTGAAACTTTTTTTGTTTTAGATTTTGTTGCTGAACAATTGAGACTATTTAAAAACAAAATAAAACAGTCTGTTTCGTTTGGAAAACTACCGAGCGATGACCCATTCTTATCAAACATAGTTGTTTACAAAGCCTATGAAGATCCNGTCAATCTTTACAGAGAGTATTTAAACAATCAAATTTTTCTTTTTAATGACAGAGTCAAGCCNGATAGTATTANTGATTATGGTGAATGGACAAAACAATTTGTTTCTTTTCAAAGAATCAACGGNCCAAAGTTCCCAACAACCTTCTCAGGTTTTCAACGATCCGGCAAGTCAAGCATCTTTACATCAGGTTTGNCAGTCTCAATAGCAAACTTAGATTGTGGAAATGATGAACAAAAGAGTGANTTCTTCTTAGAAAACAGATTCTTAGAGTATTACACAAAAGTTGCATTACAATTTGGATTCTATGTAAACAAAGCTAGCCCATGGATTTTAATAAGCGATCTACAATCACCAGCTACTTTAACACATAGACAAGATTTAGAACTACTAACTTTAAGACAAACATTTCAAAAAAGATTCCAAAAGTGCTACGAAAGAGATACAGTCTTTTTAAGACAACTTTTAGAAAACGGATATAGAACATTTATTGCCAGCAATCCTATAAAGAAAGAATTTATTATAAAATGCAATAAAACAGCAAAAAATATTACCTATAGATATAATAATATTAATAATATAATATATAATAATAATTTTTATATTAATTTATATATAACATTTAAGAATATAGAAGAATACAACTATTTAAGTGTGCCCGAGGAAGCAAGAGTCAAACAAAAAGCAAAAATCTTTGCAGAAAAGCTTGACAACTCCAGAGCAATGGATTATATTAATACTCAGTTTCAGACTTCGTACAGAACGAGATCAGGAACATTAAATAATTTATTGAACAAACAGAGGAAAGCTTCGGAGGGCTAATGATATTTCAAATAATTGATGATAAAAAGGATTGTACAGGATGGTTTGCAGATGGAAAATTAAGGGCGGGTTCCCTTCCAAAGAATATGACCGCAACTTGGGATTGGTCACCGAGGCTTGGAGACGAAAGAGTCAACCTAGCAAAAATATACGCAAAGGGAAAACTTCTAAATGATGTTTGTCCTCCTCACTTAGAGGACCGTTGGCAAGCACGACAAAGAAAAATGAAAGCACATATCAAATCTTTTGTGGCCTCTAAGGTCAACATGAGCGATATTTGCTTTTATGAGCTTGTTCCACNACAAGACATTCAGCATTACTACCAAACTTTGAATGAGATAACGGAATGGATCGTTGGAAATCACCAGCGACCCATGAATTACTCATTTTTACACGATTTGATGATAACATGTCGTGAAATTTCAAAACAAGAGGTTCAAATTGATTGGCCATTGTTAAAGAAATTCGCCAATACCGACAAGAAAGCCATGTACCTAGCAAGATCTTGTTGGGACCGAAAGAATGTGGTCAATTACAACATTTTTGGTACAATAACGGGCCGTTTGGGACTACACGAAGGCTCCTTTCCTATTTTAAACCTTAAAAAGGAAATCCGAGATTGTGTTATGCCTCAAAACGACCTATTTGTAGAGCTTGACTTCAATGGTGCCGAGTTAAGAACACTTTTAAACCTATCAGGGCACCCCCAACCCACAGGAGACATTCATGATTGGAATCAAAACAATCTTTTTGATGATAATATTAGCCGAGATGATGCGAAGACAAAGATTTTTGCATGGCTATACAACCCGACATCACGAGTCATTGAGTCGGATTACTACGATAAGACAAAAGTCTTGGAGAAACACTATGCAGATGGAGTTGTCACTACTCCGTTTAGAAGAAAGATACCTTCAGATGACTTCCATGCACTTAACTACTTGGTACAGTCAACCTCTTCTGACAACTTCCTCACCCAAGCCAACAAAATCCACCGCTATTTGCGAGGAATGAAGTCGAATGTTGCCTTTTTGGTGCATGACTCGTTGGTCATTGACCTTCACAAGTCGGACAAACAAGAGTTATCTAACATCATTCGGCTTTTTCAAGACACAACACTTGGACACTTCAAAACGAATGTGAAAATTGGAAAGAATTTAGGAAAAATGGAGAAAATACAATGGTAGTTATCGGATTAGGCCAAGCTGGCCAAAATATTTGTGAAAGTATTAAAGAAATGTCAAAAATAAAGACTATCTGCTTAGATGAAGGTAAAGGAATTCCATCTTCTATCACTTATGAGGAATATGAGCAGAATATACCCAAATTAAGTAGAAAACTAAAGCTTGGAAACGAAGATGATGTCTGGTTTGTTGTTTGTGGCGGAGGAAAAGTTTCCGCTGCGACTTTGGCCGTCTTAGAACAGATTAGAGACAGAAACATAAGAGTTGCCCTTATTTCACCAGACCCTTTTCTTCTATCCAAGACTCAANCCAAGCATAATAGAGTTGTTTGGAACGTGTTGCAAGAATATGCACGGTCGGGCCTTGTTTCTTCTGTTTATTTNTTTTCAAATCGCCACATGGAGTCATTTGTTGGNCAAGGGCCAATTGGAGACCTGTATACTAACATAAATAATGGAATTGCTAATTTTATTGTTACTAATGGGTGGTTTGAGAGTAACAGTCCTTTGATCGGCAACCTATTTGAACCAAAAGTAAATTCAACCATCAGGACGGTTTCTATTGGAAAGATTGAGGATTATCAAGAAAGTTTATATTTTCCACTTGACAANATAACAGAATCAAGTTATTATTACAGTATAAGCCAAGAGAAAATAGAAAATGAAAAAAATCTCTTGACAGAAATTAAACAACATGTTACATTAGAAAGAGAAAAGGGACGAAATAGTTCTTTTGGAATTTGGCAAAATACCACTGACTATTCCTATTTCTATTCTATAAAATACACACACTTTATACAACAGGAGGAGAAGTGAAAAATTTCATACCCATGATTGTTGGTTTTCTGATAAGCTGTTCAAGTACTGCACACGCCAAAGAAACCAACTACAAGGAGCTAAACGGAGGTCCTGCGAACATCGGCGGCGTTGTTTGGTATGGAGGATGTTCTTATCTTTGGGGTAAAACCATCACAACCGGTAAAAGATACTTAGATTACCAAATGGGAGTTGCAATTCCAACCCTACTCACGGCAAAAGTATCAACCGGTCTGGAATTTGACAACTACAGAATAGGAGTCTTGGCCAGACCTTGGCCCCTCTCAGTAGGGGCTGAAGCNCACTTTGGAATATCTTCTAAATTCACTTATGTTGTTTCCTACGAACGTTGGGGCCTGATGCAATTTCCTCATTCGGATATGTTTATGACATTTGGCGTACGTTGGAAACCATACAACATCAGATTATAAAAAACTTAAAAAAATAATTTGACAAAGTTTCACAACATGTTATATTGTATAGACAAGGAAGGCAAAAATGATAAAACCAAGCCTAGGGTACTCCAATTACTATTGGAAGAATCTCGAAAAGAAAGAGAAAAAAACTCAAAAAAATACTTGACAAATACTTGAGAATATGTTATAATACATATGTTGAGAGGGAGGACAACACAAAAACATCCCACCATGTATAACAAAATAGGAGGTCTTAATGACTAATACATACACAATCCACACCGGTGCATTCACTACTCTTAAGGGAGAAGTACGAACCATGAACTTTATTCGCTTTAGCGATCTTCCAAGTTCAATTGTAGAATCACGAGTTGCACGATATAGCAATCAAAACGGCTTTGAAACCGTATGGGATATTGATCTCAATGCTTTCCGTACCTTCAACAATGCTACCGTTCAAGGAACTATGACTTCACGCCAAGGAACTTATTCCTTTAGCTAAGTTGTCAAATACATAAAACATAACCAATTAAAAACAAAATTATAGATTACAATACAAATCTCATCGCGGTGTTCGCAAGATAACCTTCCCGTAAAAAACTTGCTTCTTTTTTAATGTAGTTTTTTAGAATTTAAAAAACATCATCAACCTTTGGCTCAACACAAGTGTTGGGACCTTAGACATTTAAGTCAAAAAAAATTAATAAGGAGAATATAATTATGGCTATTAATATTGAAGCAATGCGAGCTAAGCTCGAAGCATCGAAGCACGGTGCGAAGAAAGGTGATAACACCAAGTGGAAACCTCAACAAGGCGATCAAACTATCCGCATCGTACCAACAGCGGACGGCGACCCCTTCAAGGAGTTTCATTTTCACTACAATGTAGGAAAGAATCCCGGAATCCTCTGTCCTAAGAAGAATCATGGCGAAGATTGTCCTATTTGTAACTTTGCTTCCGCTTTGTGGAAGGAAGGTGTTGAGAAGAACGAAGACGATTTAAAACGAGAAGCAAAGAAGCTTTTTGTTCGTAAGCGGTACTTCTCTCCAATTTTGGTACGAGGCGAAGAAGATAGAGGGGTTCGTATTTGGGCTTATGGTAAGACCGCTTATGAAAACCTTCTTGGACTTGTTCTTGACCCTGATTATGGTGATATCACTGATCCCAATAGTGGAACTGATATTGTACTTAACTATACAGTTCCCGGTACTCCCGGATCCTTTCCAAAAACTCAATTGAAACCACGACGACGCCCGTCTCCACTTTGTGATGACGAAGTTGCCGATTGCCAAACACTTCTAGACTCTGTTCCGGAAATCTCTAAGATCTTCGAACGTAAGACCTCCGATGAAGTTCAAGCAATTTTGGATGATTTCCTTTCTACAGATTCCTCCTCCGAAGGTAGAAGCTCAGAAACAGAAAAGTATGGTAATCGTGACTCAGTTGACATGGCAGTTGACAAGTTATTGGAATCATAAAAGATCCAAGCCCGCCCTCGGCTTTGTAGAGGGCATCTTTTTCAGCAGGTTTAGAATTAAAACACAATACCGCAACTTTACCTAAAAGGACACACAATGAATAATTTAAAAAACCAAGACTTTAAAACCAACCAGAATAATATGTCTCCAAATTATAAAACACTATTAGAACAATCTAGGAGTTTATCCAACATGCACACCATTATGGCCGAGTTTGTTGATAATTCTATTGACGCAAACGCACAAATGGTTAAAATCGAAACCGTTGAAGATAAGGACTCATTTGACCTTTATTTCTATGATGATGGGGATGGCATGACTTTCGAAACACTCAGAGCAGCGTTAAAAATGGGATCATCTATAAAGAAAGAAAACAACAAAGACGCTCTTGGGTGTAAGGGCGTTGGAATGAATTCTGCTGCTGTTGGCCTAGCAAAACACTCATTAGAAGTTTATTCAAAAACAATAGAAGATCAAAAATTAAACCGAGCTTATTTTGATCTTAAAATGTTAAACGATAATCCCAATAGCAACAATTGGGAAAGACTATATAAGTTCGATCTGCTAGAATCAGAACAAGCACCAGATGAACGTGTTATTTCTTTCTTCGAAGAAGAACAGGAAGGCACAATTGTTATTTTGAGAAAAATAAAATATGAAATAAGCGGAAATATTAAAAAGTTTAATAAGTCAATATTACAAAATAAGAAAAGTCTTGCCTTTATTTATAGACATTTGATAAACTCTGATAAAGTTAAAATTGTCATAAACAGTACTCTGCTTAATCCAAAAGGGCCGAGCTTCGATGTGAAAGAAAAATACCAAGATAAGGTATATTTTGATGACATGAAGGAGGGTGGTTGGATTGAACACACTGTTTGTCCATTTGGCACTCAACAATTTAAATGTCATTACAGATTTATTAGAATTGCTTCAAAGGGTTCTTTGGGCACCAGCTCCTCATCCGGCGGATTGTGTATCTTGAGAAACAATAAAGACTGCACAAGCCAACTCCTATCAGGACTAAGGCCATCCAAAAACTTCCAATTAGGACACCTTGTGATTGAGTTAAAATGCCCAAGAGATTTTATTGATAAGTGCTTGACTATGGGTCCGGATAAACAAATAAGAACAATTGAAGATGCGAACGCCTTGTTTGATTTTAAAAAGTACTGGAAAGAAGAGTTTGCAAGATGGACAGATAAAATCATACAAATAAATAGCGAGGATGGAGATCAGGGATCTACCAGTGATAAAGAAAAAATATGCAGACACAGAGAAGAAATTATACGTGATAGATACTACAACACTGAGTGCTCTGTTTTGAGAAAGAAACACCAGCCTCATGAAATAAAAAAAATGGTTATTAAAGAATATCAGCTTCCAAACTGCGGCTTTAAACTAGACCTTGTCAGCGAAAATATACCACACGAATTTAAAAGAGATAGTTCAGACCCTTCAAAAACAGTAGGACAGATTGTATCTTACATACCATATTTGATTGAAGATAAAAGGTTTCAGTTCGTGAATGAAGACAAAATAGTTGATTTTATCTTAGCACTGGGTGCTCCTCCAACTTCCTCAATGAAAAAGCATGTTGAAAAAATAAACGAGTCTGTCAAGATTGGTGACATTTCTATAAAAATTAAAATTTTAAATCTAGCAGAAACCCATGAGCAGCTACTTGATTTTAAACCAACTGTAAAAGAAAGAGCACGGTATAATAAAGCAGCATAAAAATAGCCCGCCCTCGGCTTTGTAGAGGGCACTATAATCTAACAAAAAGGAGACGTAATGATTATTTTTTCAGCACTACTATTTGGTTGTGGAGAAGAGGAGTCGGTTGACTCAGCTCCCGTAGCAGAACCAGCAGCAGACTCAGCAGTAGAAGAAGTAGAAGATACTTCAGCAGAGTCCGAAGAATCTGAAGAGGCAGAAGATACCTCGGCAGAAACAGAAGAAACAGAGGAATAACAACTTAAAACCTCATAGTTACTTAAAAGGGGTTGTTAAATGGAGATTTTGTTAGTTTGTGGACTGTTTTACATAGGTTTTGTGTATGCACAATTTTTAGAATGGATAATACACAAATACTTGTTCCACAGATTAGGAAAGAATAAGAAAAATAAGTTTTTTGCTTTTCATTTTTATGAACATCATAGAAACTCTAGAAACAATCTCTTCATTGACAACCCCTCCCTTAAGGAAACAGTTTCAATTATAATTTTAACTATCTTACATTTACCAGTCATAGCATTCTCCTTTGCTCTATACGGCGGAATCACCGCCGGTGCCCTCCGATACTATTATGTACACAGGAGGGCACATATAGAGCCGGAGTGGTGCAAAGAAAATTATCCATGGCATTATGCCCATCACATGGCAGTTACACAAGAGATGAACTGGGGCGTGACAACAGATAGGTTTGATAAACTATTCGGTACCAGATTGGTGTATGTTGGTACCGAGCGAGAGAAAAGAGATACACAGAGAAGAATCAAAAGACTAAATAGAGGGAGATCAAATGGGAGAAGTGATTCACATGAAACCAGGTAAAATTAATATTAACGAAATGAAAAAGAAACTTAACAAGAAAGCGGGACTTGAAGTCGCCCACTCTCTTGGAAACGGCAACGATCCATCGTCTGTCGTTGATTGGATCCCCACCGGATCCCGCTGGCTTGACTCTATTATCTCAATCAAGGGTAAAGCCGGAATTCCAATTGGAAAAATAACTGAGATTGCTGGGCTTTCCGGAACAGGAAAGTCTTACATGGCAGCTCAGATAGCAGGAAGAGCACAAGATAAGGACATCTTCGTAGTCTATTTTGATGCAGAGTCCGCCGTTGATCCTGACTTTTTAACACAGGCATCGGTAAACATAGAAGAGAACTTTCTTTATTTTCAGGCAATCTCTGTAGAGAAAGTGCTTGAATCTATTGAAATGTTGATGGACACATATCCAGAACAAAGGTTCTTGTTTATATGGGACTCAATTGCTGCGACATCTTCCGAGAAGGAAATAGAATCGGACTTCAATCCACAAAGTACGATGGCTGTAAAGCCAAGGATCTTCGCAAAAGCATTCCCGAAGCTCACTATTCCGCTAGCGAATAATCAGTGCACATTGCTTTTAATCAATCAGTTGAAGACCAACATTACGACAAATATCGCTGAGCTTATGACGACGCCTTTTATTGCTCCCGGCGGTAAGGCGATTGAATACTTCTCTTCATTAAGGGTATGGCTAACGGGACGTAAGTCTAAGGCATCATACATTTATGATGATGTTGGAAGAGTAATTGGCTCAGAGGTTAAAGCGACAATCCAAAAATCCCGCTTCGGGTCATTAAAGGCAAATTGTACCTTTAAGATTATGTGGGGTGAGGGTGTTGGTATTCAAGATGAAGAATCTTGGTTTACAGCAATCAAGCTTTCTGGAACAGATCGTCTAAAGCAAGCAGGTGCTTGGTATACCATCACCACACTTAAAGGCAAGGATGTTAAATTTCAAGCCACCAAGTGGATTGAGATGCTTAAGAAGGACGATTTTAGAGCAACGGTGTTTGACATTATGGACGAAGCAATTGTCAGAGGCATCAAGCTCGACGAAGAAAAAAGCTAAATGTGTTATTCATTTTAGTTTCTCCGCCCTCAACCGCAAGGTTGGGGGTTTTTTTTTCTTGACAAAAGATCACAACATGTTATAATATAAATGTTGATACTGATAAAGTATTGGTTTTATTTTAACATTCCAAGGAGGAAATTATGGATAACAAAATGAACAAATTAGTCGGAAGGCGACTAGATTCAANAGATACCGAACATAGACCAAAAGACGATGGCGAAAATGGTCGTATTATTGAAAACATGCTTGGTATTGAAGAGAACAACAGTACTGGTGCTGATTGTGTTGATGGTGAAATCAAAAGTCTTAATACCAAAAGTACATGCCGAACTACACTATTTTCTTGTGAACCTATAAGAAACAAAGATTGTGGCTACAATAGGATGACTGATATCATTGATGCATATGCAACATTTACTGATGGTGATTTCAAAAAGTGTAACACCACATTCAGATCTGGTAAGCCAAACAACAAGGGCTTATATCTCTCTCTTGAGAGGGACGAAGAAAGGCTTTGTATATATGGTATCAATGATGAACTTGTAGGACACTGGCCGTTAGAAAAGCTATGGAAAAGATTCAGAAAGAAGCTCAATAAGGTTGTTCTTTTTAAACACGACGGATCAGTAGTATCTTCAGTGACATCGCATAGTGGAATAGTAAAAGAGTCTGTTTGGAGAATGATTGAAAATGGCGACATAGTCGTTGAGTTCAGAGCAAAAACAGGAAAAAATCGTGGAACTGCTTTTAGGGCTTATAAGAAATCACATTCAAAAATGTACAAGGGAGCTAATAATGACTAAGATTAGAGAATTTGAGTATGGTACAATGTATCTGGGTGATTGCTTGGAGATTTTATCTGACCAAAAGGTAAAAGAAATAGAAGTGGAAGATAAGGATGACCCGACCACAATGGTTAAAAAGATGGTTCCTCTTATTGATAGAAACGAAGTAGAAGTAACTGTAACCTCTCCTCCTTATAATCTATGTAAGAGATACTCAGATTATAAAAACTCTAAAACATCTAAATCAATGACAGCGAAGTATGAAAAGTGGTATGCTGATGACCTTCCAGAGTGGGAATACCAAGGTATACAACAATCAGTGATCTTTCAGCTCATGAGAGTATCTAGAAGTTCTGTTTTTTACAACCACAAAGTCCGTTTCGCATGGCATGGCAGAAACATTTACAGAACAGACAACAATCTACATCATCCAATGCATTGGTTACATAAATTTCCAATTTGGTGTGAGATTATTTGGGATCGCTGTGGTATTGGCAATCCATCAAATAGATACCACATTCAAGAAGAAAGAATCTATCAGATTCAGAAGCCTAAGAAGTGGAACAACAAAGATTTGAAACTAACTAACATTTGGAGATTTCCTCCGAGTAGGAACGACGGACATGTGTGTACATTTCCTGAGAAGTTGGTTGAAAATTGCATCTTGCCAACAACAGATGAAGGTGATGTCGTTTTAGACCCTTATATGGGTGCTGGAACCACCGCTGTGACCGCTATAAAGCACAATAGAAGGTTTATTGGGATAGAGCGAGATCCTGAGTATTTTGACCTTGCATGTAGGAATATAGAGCAAGCAATCGCTAACAAGAAATTATAATATGATTATACTAGGAGGTATTAAATGATCAATTATGTAGACATCGTAGCAGATCTCTCATGGGGAGATACAGGGAAAGGCAAAGTCACCTCTGCCTTAGTAAGAGAAGGTGAATATAATTTTGTATGTCGTTGGGCCGGAGGAAACAATGCCGGTCATACGGTGTTCTTGAACGGTAACCGGTACAAGACTCATCTAATACCCAGCGGAGTGTTTCACGGAGTTAAATCAGTTATAGGACCAGATTGTGTTGTCCACATTGACTCCTTTAAAAGAGAATTAGAATACTTAGAGAACCACGGCTTTGACATTTCTTTGGTCAAAGTTTCACCAAGAGCCCACATCGTCCAAGACCGTCACATTAATGCAGATAAGGCACTCTTAGCCAAGAGACTCGGTACCACTTCAAAGGGCATCGGTCCCTGTTATGCAGATAAAATGGGCCGTAAAGGCACCTTAGCTAGAGATGTGTTACCCGAAGCATTTCTCTGGGATGAGAAGTTATACGGCAACATACTTTGCGAAGGAGCACAGGGCTTTTACTTGGACGTAAACCATGGTAATTACCCATTTGTCACATCTTCCACTACCTTACCGTATGGAGCATGTTCTCTAGGCTTTCCACCACAAAAAATAAGGCGTATTTACGGAACTTGTAAGGCTTATGATACTCGCTCGGGTATTGACCCTCTGTTCCCAGAAGAGCTTCTAAATGATCCACAATTAGCAAAGATTGGAGAGGTAGGAAGCGAAATTGGAGTGACAACCGGTCGCAAGAGAAAAGTAAATTGGCTAAACTTAGATATGCTAATTCATGCCATCAATGTAAGCGGAGCCACCAATATTATTATGAACAAAGTTGACATTCTAATGGACACAGGAGTTTATAAAGCATTTCACCATGGAGAGCTTAAGGAATTCAATGACCTTACTTCCTTTAAGCAATATGTTGCTTCATGTCTTGATCAAACAACTGGCAAAATTAGCCAAGTTAAATTCTCAAAATGCCCAGAAATGATTTGACAAAAACGGTGTTTTGTGTTATAATATAGGTATATTCGGAGGAAAAAAATGTACTATGAATACATCATAGAGGACGGGGTCTATTATGTGCCCCGACCCTCTGGCGTTATTGCCGGAATGGTTCGCCATTCAGCTTTTAGATCCCTTTTGGGACAAACACCAACTATTGCAACACCTGAGTTTTGGGAGAAGCTTGTTGGAAGAAATAATGTAAAAATATTAGACACCAAATCGGAGGAAAGATGAAGAAATGCTCAAAATGCGGAATTGAAAAACCTTTAACGCAATTTCGCAAAAGAAAAAAATCAAAAGACGGACATCGCCCCGAATGCAAATCTTGCATAAAACAATACAAAGCCGAGTATAACGCTCGTCCTGAAGTCAAAGAAAGAATAAAACAACAAAGAGCTGAGTATCTTGCTCAAAACAAAGAAAGAATAAAACAACAAAGAGCTGAGTATAACGCTCGTCCTGAAGTCAAAGAAAGAATAAAACAACAAAGAGCTGAGTATCGTACTCGTCCTGAAATTAAAGAAAGAATAAAACAACGAAAGGCCGAGTATCATGCTCGTCCTGAAGTCAAACAACGAAAGGCCGAGTGGTATGCTCAAAACAAAGAAAAGATAGCCGAGTGTTATGCTCAAAAAGCAAACGAACAACCAGCGTGCATTTACCAGATAAAAAATGTGATAAATAATAAGATTTACATCGGCGAGACAAAAAGAGGAGAACTCCGCTGGAAAGAACACCTCGAAAGGCTTCGAGGAAACCGACACAAAAACTTCAAAATCCAACAAGACTTCAACGAACACGGAGAGGAAGTTTTTGAATGGTCAATAATAAAAGAGCTTCCAAAGGACAAAGACACCCTTTTGTTAGAAGAAGCAAGAGAGATAGAGCGAAGGATAGATAGGGGTGAAGACCTTTATAATTTAATCCTTACAATAGAACAAATAAAAATGTTAAAAGAAAATGCTTGACAAACATGCCCAGCATGTTATATTACAAACATCGGAGGAAAGATGAAAAATGTAGTCATAATTGACGGTCTCAACATGTTTTTGAGATCGTATATAATAAACCCGACAATGGACCCGAAAGGGAATCTAATTGGAGGATCAGTCGGCTTCTTGAAGTCACTGCAAAAAGTCTGTAAGGACTTTTCACCAGATGAGATCATAATCGCTTGGGATGGCCAAGGTGGATCTCAAAAACGCAAAGAAATGAATAAGAACTATAAAGAAGGTCGCAAACCTGTTCGTTTTAATAGACGAATGTTTGAGCTATCAGATACAGAACAAGAACATAACAAAGCCTATCAACATGTTAGATTAATGGAGTACCTAAATGAATTACCAATCATTCAAATCGTTATTGACTATGTGGAAGCCGATGATATTATCGCTGTTCTTAATGGACACCCTAAATATAGAGATTATCACAAGTATATTATCTCAAGTGACAGAGATTTTTTCCAACTCGTCGGAGAGCGAACTAGCTTATACCGACCAATTCAAAAGAAACTTGTTACCGAAGATAGTCTTCTCGCTGAACATGGTATTCATCCCAATAATTTTGCCCTTGCTAGAGCTATTGCGGGAGACAAGTCTGATAACCTTGACGGGGTCCCTCGGGTTGGGCTTAAAACAGTTAAAAGTCGTTTTCCTTTTATGGTTGGCGAAGAAATCCAATCTGTTGAAACGATTGCAGAACATTGCAGAAACGTGCCAAAACCGATTAGCGTTCATACAAAAATTCTTGGCAATCTTGAGTTAATTCAAAAAAATTACGATATTATGCAACTGTATGAACCGGTCATTTCNGGTACAAATCAGAGGTCAATCAACTATATTGTGGATAATTTTGAACCAGAGTTCAATAAACTGGCTTTTACGAAGTTATTGATGGAAGATGGGCAAATCACCATGAATTTGGACAAGCTTTATTTAATATTCAAAAAAATAATTTCTTGACAGTTGAACAAGACAGGTTATAATTATCTTACATTCGGAGGACAAAATGGATAATAGAGAAGAAACATTTATGAGGTACGGCAAGACCTTTCAAGAGAAACTTTGCCAATTAATGATTGAAGATAGAAGCTTCTGCGACCAAATGGAAGAGGTTATTGATTTGGAGTTCTTTGAGCTAGCTTATCTTCGTGCAATGACTGAAATCGTTTTGAACTACCGAGACGAACGCGGAATTCATCCAAAATACGACCTTTTAGAGATGAAAATTAAAGGGGA